CTGAGCAACTATGCAGAGAAATGGGATGACATCAGGAACGTGGGCTTAGGCCCGAATCACAACTGGGCTTCTCATGCTGCGGACGCATTTGGACTGATGTGCGTTGCATACGAGCCACCAAGACCGCACGGATGGCAGAAGCCAAAAGTAAACACATCAATAAACAGGCGACAAATGCGATGAAAGGCAACGACATAGTACGAAGGTTTAATGCACTGGTATCAACGCGAAGGACACTTGATAGCGTACTACAGGATATCGAAGAGTATGTAGTCCCGTATCGTGGGGAGTTCTACCAGGGGATGACATCTGAAGGCGAGGTTGACTGGAACAGAGCAAATATATTCGATAACACTGCTGGGGTGGGAGTTGACCAGTTAGCATCACAAATGCACGGCAACGTCACATCATCGGTAACAAAGTGGTTCAGGTTGCGCTTCAGGGACGAGGACATGAACACCGACCAGGCGGCGAAAGAATGGCTTGAAGATGCTGAAGACAAGACCTACCAAGCAATCCAGCAGTCCAACTTTGACACCACAGCACCAGAGATGTATCTGGACATTGCTGCATTCGGCACGTCACTGGTTACGATGGAAGACAAGAATGATCTCAAGTGGGATGGTGTGACATTCAACGCGCTTCCGCTAATGGACTCGTACTTTGAGATGGGGCCTGATGACATTCCATACCGTGTGTACCGGCTACTCCGATATACACAGATGGAGCTTGAGGATACCTTTGACTTGCCACGCAAACTCAAGGAGCGCAAGAAAGAGGACACATCTGTAGACATCAAGCACGAGGTTATATTCTGCATCTACCGTGAGCCAGAGAACGCCACAGAGGTTACGGATAAACTGCTTGCACCTGATATGCGACCTACACAATGGCGTTATGTCGATAAACGCACAGGTATTGAACTTAAGCTGCACGGGCAGAAGAAGGCAGAGGGTGGCTATTATGACTTCCCCGCTATGGTTGTCAGGTGGAAGAAGGTGGCAGGCTCAAGGTGGGGCTACTCACCAGTAATGGTGCTGATAGCCGAGATCAAGCAACTAAACCTGCTGGTAGAGATGACAACAGAGGCCGCAGCAAAAGAGATTGACCCGCCATTAAAGACATCAGACCGTGGGATAGTTGGCGACCTGGATAACGTGGCTGGAGGCTTGACCATCGTATCTGAGATGGATGAGCTACAGCCGCTACTGCCACACTCAAACTTCACGGTCGCTCAGATGGAATACCAACGCGCACATGACCAGATTAACGCTGGACTGTACGTTGACCGTTTAGACCTGCCAAACGCGAGGGCAATGACAGCAACCGAGGTTCAAATCAGGTACGACAGAATACTCAGACTGCTGGCTGTGACAATGGGCAGGCTCAAGGTTGATTTCTTAGACCCCGTTGTTGAGGGTGTGTTTAATAAACTGTTACGTGCAGGCCAACTGGATGAACTGCCAGAGTCACTGTCACAAGCTGATCTTGATATTGAATACACAGGCCCGCTGCCCCGTGCGTTGAAGGGTGAGGTCGCTGACGGTATGGAGCGTTGGCTGATGGGCGTTATGCAGCAGGTAGAGTTAAATCCTGACTCACTGGACATTGTAGACTTTGACCAATTCAACAGGACAATGGCAGAGCAGCGTGGCACACCAGCCAAGTGCCTGAACACTGATGACGAGGTTAAAGAGGTCAGGGCTGAACGTCAGGAGCAGCAACAGCAGATGCAAGAGGCACAGCAAGTGCAGATGGGTGGTGAGGCAGCCAAAGCAGCAGGCGAGGGCGCGCAGGCACTACAGGCAGCAGGAGTTGAGCAATGATGTACAAGACGCACGATGAACTGATGGACGAGACACGCCAGCTACGGCATCCCGCCAAAAAGGTAAACGAGAAGGCAGTCCGGGACGCTAAGGACATGAACCTGCTGTGCTTCAAGATGCTGGGCATTGATGAGGGGGCAAAGCTACTTGATTATCTGGAAGCCGTAAGCGTTGGTGTTGCTGTTGTGCGTAAGGACGCAAGCGGTGGCGTTGATGCCTATGCGACGGTGGCATCTGCTCGTGCAAGAGATATATTCGATGGAATTAGACGTATGATTAAACTGGGAGAGAAGAATGAGTGAAAGATGGCAGGACAACTTATTAGACGACAATGGTGAGTCCATATCAGAATTAGCACAGTCACCCGTACTTGACAGGTACAAGACACCAAACGATGCATACAAGGGTCTTATCGAGGCACGCGCAACGCTTGGTCGGTCGTTCACAATGCCGTCAAAGGATGCCACTGCTGATGAGAGGAAGGAATGGTTAAACGGTACGGTAAAAGAACACCTGCCAGAAATGATGCTTAAGCCTGAGTTTGATTCTGAGGACGGTGCAAAGGACACATGGGCGATGCTCGGCGTACCCACTGATGGAGAGTACAAGAACATTGAAGACGTTGGTGGGTTAAGCGATGAGACAATCTCTGACCTCAACGAACTATCCAAAGCGGCAGGCCATACCTCAAAGCAGCACACAGCGTTCATGGAAAGAATGCGTGACATGTCAGACACAGCCGCCGCCAAGCACTCTGAACTAATGGAGCAGGACACCGAGTCGCTCAAGGCATCATGGGGCAGCGCATACGACCAGAACATTGGCATCACCGATGAGATTACACGCCAGTTCAATGAGAAGCACCCGAACAACCCGCTTGGTGAACTGAATAGTGCGGCACGGGTGTTTATCATGGAGTACGCAAACTCTGTGACATCTGACCCACAGGTCTTTAACCAGGTGAACACACCCAACAAGGTGATGACCCCGACAGAGGCAAGGATTGAGATGGATGAGATGCACGCACAGAGGTCAAAGAACAAGCACATGACCAAAGATCAGAGTCAGGCGTGGATACGCAAATTTAATAAATTGGTAGCATTAGCTGGTTAGTGCTACTATACGTGGTGAGACATATCGCTGACTGACAGGATACCGCCTAACAGCCCCCTCTTGACAGCTTAACGGTAGCCCCCATAGGTTTGGGACACCCTCCGATGTCGTAATTATTAATTACTTTATTGGAGGGCATCATGGCCTTAACTAACCCCCAAAATATTCGCGTTGACGCGTTTAACTCTCATGTTCGTCACCTTGCACAGCAAGAAGCCTCAAAACTCTTACCCTACGTTGATAAGGATTCGCCAGAAGCGGAAACTAATGCGTGGGACTTCCTCGGAATCGGTGAGACTGGCCCTAAATCCCGTGATACAGCATCGGCTGGTAACGAGACTGGTCGTCAATGGTCGCGCAGACAGGCGGTAGCCGTACCGTATGTTGACCACGAACTGGTTGAGTCACAAGACCCGACCATGATGATGACTGACCCCAACAGCAAATTGATTCGTTCAATGGGCATGGCTGCTGGTCGTGCTTACGATGACATCATCCTTGGTGCTGCTATCGGCAACGCCAACGTGATTACCCGTTCTGGTGCTGTACCGACAACCACGCCTACCGCGCTGGCTGCTGGTCAGATTATCGGTGATGGCTTGTCACCAATCAGTTTTGATTACCTCGCACAGGTTGTGAAGCTGTTTGGCACAAACGAGATCGACCCGACAGTGTTCAAAGTTGCGGTGGTATCGCCTCACCAGGTGTATGAACTGCTGAACCTGACAGAACAGACATCCAGTGACTATGTTGCGCGTGAAGCGTTGCAGAAACTGAATGCGTCCGGTGTTGTTGCGAACTGGATGGGTATGCACTGGATCATGTCCACCCGCGTACCTGTTGAAACCAACGACATGCGCTCATGTGTATTCATGACAATGGATGCTGTTGGCCTGCACTCTCCGCAGGATGTGACCACGTACTTTGAACGTGATCCTTCTCGCCAGTATGCCTGGAGGCCACAGTGCGAGTTTAGTGCTGGCGCTGTACGTTTGGAAGATGCACAGATCGTTAAACTGATCGTTGCTGAAACTGGCACGTTAGCTTAATCCCAACGGGACTGCCCCCCTCACGGGGGCTTTTCCTTTCCGACTGACTAATACTGGAGAGTCACAATGCCTAAGAAGCAAACAAAGAAAACCGCCAAAAAGAAAGCCAGCAAGAAAGCCGTTCAACACAAAACAATCAGGGGTAGATAATGAGCTTATTCACACTGACTACTCCAATCCAGAAGGCCGCAATTGGTAACGTCCCTTTTGTTGTTACCCGCACCGATGATGCGATTGTTGCACCGGCATCTAACGAGGTAGCCCTGTACGTGCACCTTGCCGATGCCGATGACTTCCGTAAGGGGGAAATCTATCGTGGATTTGACATGCTTTACCGTGGCTGGAAATCCCATTCCTACGATCCATTCGATGGTGTAGGCCCGAATGATGTGCTGTTAGCTGTGCCACTGAATGCACCTAATATAGCCAGTCGCAAAATCACTACTGACTTCACCATTGATGTGGTGATCGTTGAGGGTGACGTTGGCCTGGGTATTGCAGCGGAACAGGATATTGTCGGCAAAGATACTTTGTTGGTGCGTTCCGCCTTTGACGCACTGCGGAACTATTATCTTGAGGAAATCGGTAAGAAGTAATGGCGACCAACGTATCCACCTGTAAGAACTGGGCATTGCTTAAAGAAGCGGGCGTTGCGTCGGGTAATACCGATGACCTTGAGTCCCTGTTTCTTGCGTCTCTTGGAGCAACATCACCTAAAGTTAATGATGCTTGGCACTCCGTGTTTATAGCGGGTGGTGCTACTGCTGCCGACTGGAACAAAGCTGCTTTCGAGTGGCTTGGTATCGTGGGTGCGGTAGGTAATGACCTCCCCGCACGCTGGCAGGATTACTGGTGTGTCGTAAAGGGCGGTTCAACGTGGCCAGGTGCTAGT